AAGATCAAGTCGTAGAGACACCAGCCCAAGCAGCGCCTGCGGCAACAGAAGCACCTGCAGCACAAGGTCCTGATTTAAATATCAGCGATCTGTTAGCCGTAAAAAATATCATCGAAGTTGCAACAAGCAGAGGAGCGTTCAAAGCAGCAGAATTGGAAGCAGTTGGTAAAAGTTTCAACAAACTAAATTCCTTCCTTGAAGCTGTATCTAAAAAGGAAGCCTAAATGAAAAGCCTTAAACACATAGGTAGAATTCAAAACACAGGTGCCAAGGTATTGGTAGTGTTTAGAACGTTGCCCGGAGAGTCAAACATGGCTCTAGTATTACCTGTAGCTCAACTGCCAGATCAATATCATGATTCGATCATGACTTTGGTAGAAACAGAACAAGCGCAGGATGCATTTGAGTTTGGCGAAATTATGCACATACGCCCATTCCCGGATGGTAGACCTATGTTGCGGGCCATGCAAGCAGATGGCAGATTGATTAAAGTAGCCACAGATGCTGTAATGATGACACCTACTACCAACGATACTGTGCTGTTGGCTAATCTTAACACGCTGATAGCAGAACAGAAAAACTGCACCGTAGATGATCTATGCACATTTGTAGCAGGTGCTCCGTCTGCTAAAGCTGAAGTTAAAAATGCAGCCACAGTAAATGATACGATTCCTGCGGTAGATTCAGATATACCTGCTCCTATACGAGCGCAGGCCGCAACTGACGCTGTACTAACTGACAAGGATCTAGCAAAATCATATCGTAGCCAAGCTGATGCTATGTATAAAGAAGCAGCAAGATTACGCAAAGAAGCGGAAGAACTCGATCCCACTGTTAAAAAAGTTAAAAAGGTAGAAGAAACTGCTGATGCCTAATCCCTTGTTCAAACCTCCGCGCCACCTTGTAAAAGAATGGCCGGAGGTTTTTGAAGATCTCTACATGAATACCATGCCGGTAGCCTATCTGGATTCTGTTCGATTAGATTTTATAGATGGTAGGGTGTGGGAAATCGATGTAAAAAATGAATTGACTAAACAAACTTCCGAAAGCATCGCTGACGTATTGCTTAACACACTTCACGAATACAAGGATGAAATTAAAAAGATTGATTTCAAAGTCGATATTGATAGATTAAAAAAAGATATAGTAGATTCGACTAAAGATATTTTTTAATTTCTTTTTCAATATTCACCGACCATCCCTGTACAAACATAGGTCCAGGGTGAAGTCGATCTCTAGCTTTATCTAATCTCGAATTTCCTACATTTATAGTACGCTTGGTCTCAACTACAGAATTTAAAAATTCTCGTGTATCAGTGTCCCATGAAGACCATATTATTTTAGTTCCAGATAATTTAGCAGATAGTTCTGCCAGTTGTATGTAGTCATACAGATATGCCAAACTAGTATCGATATCAAAAAACTGAAATGCACGAGTGTGTAAAGTTTTTTGTTCGGGATTTACCCAATTTGGGATTAAATTATTATATTCCCAACAAGAAGTTGTATTGTTAAATGTTGGATAATAAATTCTGTCAAACGCAGGAAGTGTTATAATTGCTATTTTAACAGGATAGTAATTTATAAAACTGTTGAACGTTTTTATTACATTTATAGCCGATGCGCCGGGTTGGCCGATATTATAACACTCGGTGTTTAACAACTCCTGCGATAACGTTGCTATGTCTTTTTCCACTCCAGTTCCAAATGTAAAACTACATCCAAAAAAAGCAATAGCATCAGTATTAAACGACCAATTATTGCCTCGGTAGCCGTATTTGTTTATATGGTATTGCCAAGGATCACTAGCAGTATCGGGTTCTTCATTATGAAAACACAGAGTCGAATATTCTACGCCTACTGTGTTTTGTTTTTTAGAATGAGTAAACACAAAGTGATTTAACTCACAAATATTAGTAAGATCTATATGTAAGTTTTGAAATTTATTCATTATTACAAAAACTTGTATTAGGTAAAGGATCAGATATTCTGAGATCTTTCGACTGTTGAACACTTAAAAAGAATTTTCTATGATTAGCGTCCCAATGAACATAGTCTTTGTTGTTAGTGGTAGCATAACAATACGCACCGTATAGCAAAAATTCAGTTACAAAACATTGACCGTCTAATTGAACTGAGAATAAGAAAGGAAATAATCCCTTGGTCATAGATCTAAGTTCGGCTATCATATTTTTCATTATTTCTGTTTTTACAATAAACGGAGTAGTTGATGGGAAATGTATAGTTCGGTGATCTTGTGAATCTACACCAAAAATTTCAAAACTATATTTAAGTGCTATTGAAAAGGGACCAGGAGACCATACAGAGCCCGGCATTACAGGAATACGGTCATCAGATGGATACCTAGTATGATCTAGAGGCATAGTTGCACGACCTTGGTCGTCGAACATGTCTGCAATATCAACTGTTGTTGTATAAAAATCTTTACAGTCATTAACTACATACCACTCAGTATTAATGTGGTTTGATATTAGACATTTAAATAACTGTTGACTATGCCAATCAAAAAATTCTACTCCCGATTCTAAATCGTGAGCATAGAACTTGTTAATTTTGAAATCTTTATGGAGATTGTTGTTTATTATTTTTTCAAATTCTTTAAAATATCTAGGCTTGTCATTTAATATAACACATATACTATCAACTTGATCTGGGTTCCAGAAAGAATAAACTGATTTAAGCATTCTTTCTAGAAGAAGAAAATCATTATGATATGTAACAACAACAATGGTAATTTTTTTTTGATTAGACATACTTGTTATTAAGTATATAGTGTTTGATTGTATTGGTATAATTAGCACAAGCTGTTGGTCCAGGATGTACATTATCTCTAGCACTTTCAATATTAGCATTATATACGAAAGGTGCTGCATCGTAATTTAAACCTGCTTTTAATATTTCTCGTGTTTCCTCATCCCAGGAACCTAAAATTAATTTAATATTTTTTTCTCTAGCAATTGAAACAATAAAAGAAGCAGCATCTCGTGTAGCAGACATTAAATACTGATCAGAAAAATGTTTAATCATAGCTAATCGAACAGCGTTACCTTCTATCGAAGCATGAGGGTGTGGTGGGATTATTGATAAAAAATTATTCTCTTGATCTATATAATTAAATCTACCCCAATTAGGTAATGTTACGATAGCAGTTTCTATGTCCCATATGCGTGTAGCAGCTTGAAACATCAGTGCTATTCTATGGGAACCAGCTCCGCACATGCCTAAATTTAAACATTCTTTACTGTAATGTTGAGATAGCTGGTATGGGAAATTATCCTCTTCAGGAAGACCTTCTCCAAAGGTTATACTACATCCAAAAAATCCCATTAATCCTTTTATGCTAGGATCAGGGTATGCTCCCCTAAATCCTATATCGTTTATAGTATAACTAAATTCTTTGTATTTTTTTTTAGATCGATCTTCTTCTGGTTTGTTAAGGTACTTAAATGTTCCTATGCCAGGAAACCCCATTTCTAGTCCTGCTTTATTATGTAGATTACTATAATAAATCATGTCAGCGGGTGTTAATGCTCGAAAAGGACTTCTCTTCGACATTTCTTCTAATATAGTATTATTAATCATGATATTATTTAATATTTGGCTAGAGGATCCTGAATATTTTTATTGTCAGGGTTTAGTATCCAGCCTTCTTTTTTAGCAAGCTCATTTAATTGAATATCGTTTGTATACTGATTAGTGCTGTCGCCGTTGATTAATTCAGTCTTAACTTCAACAATAGTGTCTGGAAGTTGTTCAACCCAGTCAGTTAAAATCGTAGGAAACACTGATAAAGATTTGTTTCTTCGGTTGTCATATTCTTTGTAGAATGTTTTAAAATCTCTCCACAGTGTAATTCTATTACTTGTACGTCTATGTGGAGCATCAACAGTACTTAGATAGTCTATTAGGCGTTCCATGCTAGCCTTCTCAAATTCAGTCCACAGAGGTTTATTTTTATTAGCAGCATACCAATCTTCTAAATTCTCACGGCAATGATCTTTAATATGATCTGGTAATGCTAGAGGGCTTTGGAAGCTAGGAAATCTTAAAAGATTTAAACTTACATACGGTGCTTTGACTCCAAACTGTTCTTTAATTTCATAGACTTCACTTAAAAAATCAGTGATGCTAAACAAACAAAGACTGTTGATAGTCATCATAATATGTAGACCTTTTAGATTTCCTTCTTTACCAATCCTAATTAAATTAGATTTCCATAGGTTGTAGTCTAATCCGTCTCTAATATATTCTGCTTGTGCGCCAACAGCTTCACAGCTAGTATACAAATGAAAGTCTTTGATATTTTTAGTTTTATCTATAAGTTTGTCGATAATATCTTTTTTAGCAATAAGATTGCTATTAAGCGCAAACCGCATTGGAGATTGTTGTGCTTCAAACCAATCTAATAACTTCCAAGTATCTCCGCTCATCAATGGCTCTCCACCTGTAATGCGTAATTCGTCTAAATCTTTACTTAGGCCGTTTTCCCACCATTTCCAGAAAGATTGAATGTAAGGGTTTTCTTCGTTAGTCTTATATGGCTCGACCCAAGAACCGTCTTGTTTAAATGCTCCGCTGCCGTCGCTGATTAAGTTTTGATACGGTCCGTTATTCTTAATATCTTTAGCCCATGTTGTAGAAAAACTTGCATTACAATACGAGCAGGCAAGATTACATACACGATCAAAACTGATCTCTAATGTTTTAAGATTAACATTAGAATCCCACGGTAATTCAGAAATTTTCTTTATGTCGCTATCTTCATATATAATAGTTTTAAACACTCTATCCGAAACATTGTCATTACCAATGTCTTCAATCTTCCAGCAATACTCGCACTCTGCAGGTCTTTCTCCTTCTAGCATCATTTTGCGCATGAGTTTTTTGTGCTTGGTATTATGAATAGCACTAACATCTATAGCAATTTCTTCTAATGGAATTTTATGTGCCGGGGGGTGATGACAACTAGCCGTTGATCCGCTACCTAACCATATGGTAGCATTTAGCCATTTGGCTGCACAAAAGCTAGGACTAACAGAATCAACTACTCTGTTTCTATATTCAATTAATGTTTCGTTTGGTTTTTGTGGCATTATATTATTCCAGTGTATTCCGGAAATACTTCTCTAAAACTAGTATTTCTTCTTTGATCGTATTCGTCTATAAATTTATAAAAGTCATCTTTAGAAATTTCGTCACAAGTGCTGCTAACTATATAATCACAAAGACGTTTAATCTGGTCCCATTCTTCTAGATATATTCTAGCAAATTTTTCTTTTCTATAATATTTTAACCACTGTTCGCAATGTTCTAAAATTTCTGCACTAATTTTTAATTTATATTCTACAGGCAATATAGATACGCTCAGATACGGAGGCCATTTTAAATAATTGATACTTAATGGAATTCTATTATAAGCAAAATCGTTGTTATACTTAACACGATATTCCATTATTAGATCGATAAAATTATTAAAGTCGGAAATGCTTAGTACATTTATAGTTGTCATAATTCCAACTGTAACTGATGTTTCTGTTAACACCCTGTCTAAATTTTTGCACCATAAATCATAATCCATACCGTATCGACTATACTCGGCTTTATTTCCCGTACTTTCAATACTGGTAAAAATTTGTACAGTATGCCCTAAGTTAGAAAGTTCGTTAATTTTTTCTATTAACTTATTAATTAATTTACTATCAACACACAGATTCGAATTAATAGCGATCTGCATAGAAGGAGGTTTTTGTTCAATGATATAATCAATTACTTTCCAAGTGTCTTTACTCATTAATGGTTCTCCGCCAGTAATGCGGAAAACTTTTAATCTAGGTAATACTTCGGGAAACCATTTCCAAAATGCAGTTATGTAGGGATTATCATCGCTATGCTTATACGGATATCTTCCTGTATTTTTTAACCAAGTTATGTCATGATTGCCTTGTGTGGTAGGATATGGACCATGTTGGTTAATTTCTTCTAACCACTTACTGCTAATTTCTGACGAACAATAACTGCATTTGAAATTACAGGCATTACTAAAACTAACTTCTAAATAACTAGGAATAACGTCCGCAGCTGGATCAAGTTTTGATACTTCTTCAAATCTATCCCATGCCCAATCATCTGATGTTTTATAATGCCTGTCAGAAAAATAATCCTTATCGAGATCTTCGATATTCCAGCAATACTGACATTCGGCTGGTTTATCACCATTTAACATTTTTAGTCGTTGAAGTTTTTTAAACTGACTATTATGTAACGCAGCAGGATTTAGTTCAACTTCTTCTATAAGAATCTTATGAGGACTAGGATGATGACAACTATGATTATAACCGTTTTGCAAATACAAGGTAGTCTGTAACCACTTGGCCGTGCAGAAGCTTGGACTAACTCTGTTGATTAGGTCCCGCTTATCTTTAAGTATTTGTATTCTCTGCTCGTTGCTCATGTTCAAATTTTTCTTTTAACCAATCAAAATCGTTTATCTTTGATAGCAAATTAGGATTGTTTTTATTTTCTTCGCCGTATTGGCGTCCTGCACGGGCTCCTTTTAATGCCTCACTACTATAGTTACCTTGAGCTGTTGTACACCAGGTGTCAAGTCGAGCATTAGTTTCTTCTTCCAAATGTCGTTGGATAGATCGACTTGCTAGTTTAGCACATTCTCTAAATGCTGATCGCCATGCACTAAATTCATCTGTGTTAAACAATGTAATATTTGATACCCCTTCAACGGCTTTAAACTTCTTAGAAATACTAGTTGTCATATCTGAACTGCTAACATCCATGTCTAAAGTTAACTGTCTTGGTAAAAGTTTAACTCCACCATATCCGTATTCTAATCCATTTAAAGGATTTCTACTACGCCACACATGAACACAATCAATGTCATAACTAGACATAACTAAATCAAAATTAAAATCATCAGTAACAACAGCATCACCGTCTACTATCCAAATCATGTCAGTGTCACATAATTTTGCGGCTGCTATGTGTGCTTGATGAATACCTTTAACTCCATGAACACGTTTTGCTCTAGGACATTTAACAAGTAGATTATTATAATTTTCATCAGCATTTGGTTCATTGTAAGATATAAAAACAACATCGTACAAACGATGTACTGATACTACTTGATTGTATTCTTTCTTTTCAATTAAAAATCTATGTCTAAATTCTCGCTGACCAATAATTTTATCTTTAGATAATAACACTAATCCGTTGTTATAAATTTCAGTATTGTTAAAAATATGTTTAAACACATGATTTTCTTTACGATCATGATCATACTTGCCGTCGTTGGGTTCAAAATATAAATCAAACACCGAGTTGTCTGTAATAGCTATCTCGGGCCATATTCCCCAAAATAAAGGTTGAGTTTCTTTCTTTAAGATAGTTAGGTATTCTTCGTAGGATGAAAGTACATATTTTTTGTATTGATAACGACTAACAATTTGATTGTGTTCTTTTTTGTCAATGAGATATCTGCGATTAAATTCTTTTTGCGAAATAACTTTTTCTTTTGAAAATAAAACTAATCCGCATAGATATGTTTCTTTATCGTTACATAAATTTTTAAACACATGATTTTCTTTACGATCATGATCGTACTTTCCATCATTAGGATCAAAGTATAGATCAAAAATTGTATGATTTAATATAGTAATTTCTGGCCATACGCACCAGAATAGTGGTTGGGTTTCTGTTTCTAAAATCTGTTTATATTCTTCATACGTAGAAATTACATATTGATTATATCTATATCTGCTAACAACAGTATCGTGTTCTTTTTTATCTACAGCATACTGATTATCAAACTCACGCTTTGATAAAGGTTTGTATTTGCTGCAAAGAATTACACCACTAAGATAAGACTCAATATCATTGCATAGATTTTTAAATACGTGATTTTCTCTACGATCATAACTGTTGTGGTGACTAAAGTATATGTCAAAAACAGCATTGTCAGTTATGGTAACTTCCGGCCATACTAACCAAAACATCTCGTCTGTTATTTGCTGATATTCATCAAATGTGCTAGGACTATATCTATTATACTTCTTAGGAATACTAGCAACTATATCAATTTCTTTTTTAGCTGTAAAAAATCTATGATGAAATTCACGTTGAGATATTGTCAAAGATTTGGGAAATAAACAAATACCGTCATAGTGTTCACTGTTTTTGAAGACGTGAACATACATGTCGTCCCATTCAGAGGCTTTGTAATCTAATAGATTAAATGATGTTAGATCTAGGTCATCCCAGATAACCCAGAACATTTTTGTAAAAGATCTAGATTGTATTTCTTTGTATGATTTTATGTTTGTAAGTCGCTGAGCAAGAGGATACCTAGACTTTATTGTCAACCAGTCTTTGTCATTTCCGTTGCTTGCTGAAACATAAAAAATATCATACATTCGCAGGCACCGGCATCTTAAAATAAGTGTCGTTGAGATTCATTGTTTCGTTATACAAATCTAAAGTAAATTTACTTTGCTGCGCATCAAGAAACGGCCAATCTAATCCCAAACTCATTTTTATTTTTTCGCCTAAATTTTTAATCTCATCTACTAGACCATCACCGTTTACATCTTCATACGGTTTACCGTATTGATTCCATATGTCTCTAAGTATTTCAAAATCTCGAACATCGACATAATTCCATTCAGTGCAATTGGCCATCCATGTTCCTAGTCTAGCCCCATAGACTGCATAGATTCCATTTTCTTCGTGGGCTCCAACAGTTGACCACATGCGCAGTCTGTGAATATTATGCCACCATATGCGTTCTTTAATTTCCATAGGAGGAACTTTAACGCCGTCAAGCAAGGTCATTTTAACACCTTCTCGAAATCCTGCTCTCCATGCCTGGAATGGTGATCCTGTAATAACACTTTCACTGAACGTCAATGGAAAATTTCTATATCCATCTTCCCAACAAAAATCTACTTGGCCGCGATCACTGTTAGAATTTTCATGTGTCCGCATGTTAAGAACAAAATCCTTGCGCCAGATTTTTAATCCACCATTGCCATATCGAAGACCGTTAATTGCATTACGACCACACCAACCATAGACCTGTATCTTGGGATCACTCATGTCAAGGTCGATGTTAAAAAATCTAGGATCTACAATGTTGTCAGCATCAACTGTGATAAACCAATCTGTTTCACTGGCTTCTGCTGCGGCTTTATGGGCATGGTCAGATCCTTTGACTCCGTGAATGCGTTTAGCCCACGGAACTTTGTTACACAAATCAGCATAATGCAGATCTGCATTAGGCTCATCGTAACTTAAAAAAACTACATCAAACTCGATTACTTTCATTTATATTCGATCACATAATTCTTAAATAGGCGTCTTGTATACACACTGAATCTATCATATTCAATGTTTTTAATTGTTACATTATGCCCAACTAGTTCATTTAGTTTAACAGAAAACATCTGAAAAATCAAGTTGGGATCGTTGTAATCGGTGATTAAAAAATCCATATCGGTAGAACCATCCCAAATAAATTGTCTTGTTCCGATGCTGCCTTTGTGTTTTTTAGTTCCACCGTATTCTGTAGACAGTTGAATTTTCAAATATTTGCTTTTCGAACTGTATGTTAGATGTATGTCCGATTTAAATTCTTCCAAATATTTGATGTCAGGAATTCTATGCAATACATCATCTAATTTGTTTAGTGTCTTTTTTTCAGCTATCTCTAACTGTCCTGACTCTACATTTATTTGACAGTTGTGTATCTGTGTTTCAGCTGTGATTATAGATTCAGCAATTTCTTGTGATATCTGCACTATATGTTTTTGATCTGCAAAAGCATGATCTGGCCCTACGCTGATAACTCGACCTGTGTTTGGATCAAACACCGCTACATATTGTATAATCGGTGGCTTGTATTCTTTGAGCCATTTATCAAAATCTTCTATAGTTTCCATGCTTTGGTCTCCAATATGTGTATGCACTCATCTGTGATTAAATTTTTCTCCACGTAATGCACAATATCATTCTGTTGAAAATTTCCTATCTTTAATCTAGCATCTGCATTGAGATAAAATCCCACATGATCGCTCCAAGTGTCAGCCGGCCACGGCCAATTTTGCAGCATTGGTTTCATATGAACCACTCGAGGAAATGGTAAATCGTATGCGATGTCATCAGTGATGTCTAGTATTTTAGCAGCCAGTGCGAATGCTTCATCTGTGCCAATCACCTTGGGTCTGTGTTCACCTAAAAACTGATTGGTAAATTCACAGGGATTTTTTATAATCTGTCGGCCTAATTCAAAAAATTCTCGGCATAGCACAGATTCTTTAGAGAAAAAAGTCCACATGGAGTATAAATCTGGCAGACAATTTTTGTCAAAGGTTTTTCTATATGTTCGATCTGTGATGGTTTCGCCCCTATAGGTATAGACTTGATTGGCCACATACAATTCGCTGTTGGCAATAAAATAATCAATCCAATGACTGTAGTCTCGTAGGAATAACATGTCGGCATCAAGGCACACTGTGCAATCAAAAGGAGATAGTTGATCCATCCACGATCTACCATCCCAATATTTCTCTTGGTCCCATGCTATCACTGTGTCAAACACCCACGGACTTGATAATTTTTCAAGCGATTTTTTGTTGTCAATTACCAATGCCACCTTGTCATACCCTGGTTTTTGTGTGGTTTTTATACTGAGAGCTAGAGCATAGGCGCACTTGAGATAATCAATGTCATCATTGTGTGCTACAAATAACAGATATCCAAAGTTCATATCAACTCCATTAACTGTTGTTGATGCCTCAATATACTTTGTTTGTTCATCACATGTATATCAACTCCAGTCACTGATGCTGCACAATATGTGGCATCCAATCGATGATCAATCAAGAACGTTAATGTGTCCTTGTCGACGGCCGTTAGTATGTCTTTGTCCATCACCGATAACACAGGCGGCAGTGTTGGTGTGTGCATGTTCTCAAATCCATCTAGCATGTGTTTGGCAACGCTAAACGCTATGTCATTTCTATATTGTCTGTGATCGAATCGAAAGACATCGGCATAGTGCTTGTAATTTTCTTTGACTAAATTCACAGTATCAAAAAACATCTTGGATTGTAGATTTTTCGTGAACATCACTGTGGTTGCCCAATACATTTTACAGCTGGTTTCACAGACATATCTATCAAGGTAGCCTAATCTATCTTCGCTGTAGATATCATTGATCGAATCACCTATCATTACATCAGCTTCTATGTTCCAATATTTGTTTAGATTATCACTGAATATTAAAAAATCGCTGTCTATCAACAGCGTTCTATCATAGGGCGTGAGGTCCCATACAGAGTGTCTATTAGTATTGCAAAATGGTACTTTTTTATTGATTACACCGTCGTGCAATCCGCGTTGATTATCGGTAACAGGTTTATCAACAATTATAACATGTTCGAATACTGTTTCAACCTGCTGCCATGTGTGTGATTTGATCAACCATTCCTTGGTGCTGAGATCTGTGATCAATGAAGCCGGCACACGGAGGTGTTTTTTTGCAAGTCCGCCGCTGATCACTGCTAACAAACCGTAATCCACTTCGCGATTGTTATGTGCAAAAATTAAAATGCCATTGGTCATTGTGAAATAAGTTTTTCTACAGATCTAGATTTCTTGATCTTGTCAAATTCTTGAAAATATTCATTAGTGACTTCAAAATATCTACTGAAGATTTCATCACGAAAAGCTTCTAGATTTTCTATCAATATGGGATTTTCGTTGCTGTCTAACAGCACCGTTCCAGAAACTCTGCCTTTGGCACACAGCATTTCAACAAATGTCAACAGGCTTCTGTCAATAGCAAATAGGCCGCCGGAGAAACCATACATCAGTTTGGCAGCTGTGCGTTCTTTGAGAATTTTTTTATGTATTGAAAAGGTCTGCTGATAATTGGCGAAATCCAATACCGCTTTCAACTGTGCGTTCATTCGTTCTCCTTAATAAACTGCGTAGTTTATTTATAGAGAACTAGATTGTGTGAAATAAATTAAGAACCGGTAACAGAGCCGATAGAAATTATAGGCTGGACTACCGTGAATGCTGCACTGCTAGGAGACATGATACCTGTGGCGAATAGTGTAGAAACGCTGACTGTGAGGGTACCATCTATACTATCACCGGGGGGATTGTTCAGTCCAGTAAAGATATCTGGGTCAACATATCCGTCTGTGAACAATACTCGTATTTCACCGCTGGCTGCGGTGCCTCCACTGTTTGACGGCACATCGACACATCTGGCTTGTAGGCGATAGTTGTTAGATCCATAAGGACTGCTAGCTGTGGCTTGGTAAAATGTCTGGAAAGAATTTGTAGTTCTATACCAATTCGCACCATCGTTGGGGCTCGTGCCTGTGTTAGGTACAGCACCCCCAAAGTTCTGTGTGCCTGCGGCACTGAGAAGACTAGTCCAACTGGTGTTTTGAGCAGTGCCTACTCCATCGGTTCGACTTGCACTGATTCTAATTTTACCGCCACTATTGAACCAATATCTAGCATCATTGGCATTGGTCCAATAAAACTGTATGACGCATTCACACTGGCTAATCCATGCTCCGGTTCTGCTCGATGTAGTTACTGCTGTAGTGCCCGATTCACTAGTGGCTATTGTGAATCTATTGGCTGTGATATTATCTGCCCAATCATCATATTGTTTCTGTGGCACGTCAAGAGTTCCGGTATCGGGAGTAAATGAACTGGTATATCTAATAGTGTCACCGGCTGCGACCACAGCTGTAGTTGGATTAGATCCGTTGATATGCCTGTAGGCGTTGATGATGTCAAATCGTAGATTTGCCCATTCGTTAATAGTAACTCTTTGTCCCTCAGCAACAGCTGTAGACACTATTCTAGCCTGTTGACCATATCCAAAGTTTCCACTGCCGTTACCTAACACAGCAATAACTTTGTTTCTAATTGAATTGTAGTCTGCTTGGACTATTACACTGTTGACAGCTGGCATGAGAATATTTAAGAGATTATGCTGCTACAATGCTTGAAAGTGAATATGTCGGACTAGTAACTGTGAAATTGCCCGATGGTTGTAACAACCCTGAAGCTTTGACTTCTCCTACATTCACTGTTAATGTGCCTACAACAGAATCGGGTGGGGGTGAACTAGGATCTGGTCCAGGATCAGTATACGTGTCCGACAATGTAATACGTATCTGAACTTGAGTAGCCGTTCCTGTGGAGTTATTTGCTACATCGGTTTTGGCTTCAAGTCTATAATTGTTTGCAGAATACGGGCTACTGAGAGAATCTTGATAGAATGTCTGATAAGAATTTGTCAGAGTGTAGTAATTAACTGTGGGATCCGTACCAGCACCAAAGCTTCGTGTTCCAACACTGTTCAAAAAGTTTACCCAAGCTGTAACCTGTGCAGTTGGTGCACCGGCTGTCAACGCCGATGTAATTCTGATTTTTCCACCACTATTGAAAAAATATCTGGCTGTGGTAGCATCAGCAAAGTTACAGGTCAATGTGGTCTGAGCTTGAGTCGACCATGGAGAACTGAATGTCTGTGTGGCTTTAGCTGAGACTACGGATTGATTGTCGGCAAGATTGAATCTATTTGTAATGGCCTGTTCTAACAATATATCGTAATTGGTATTTGGAGAACTTGGTCCAAATCCAATTGCATCGCCGACATTAACTTGCACTACACTGGGCATCACACCGTCTTGATGTAATCTTATATTGATGATATCAAATCTCAATAGATCCCACTGTGCTTTGGTAATCGAGTTGCCGATGAAAACATCTGAAGATTGCACGGTCTGACCATATCCCCTAGTAGCAGATCCTATACCTAACAACGATTCGGCCTTGTCCTGTATGGCCACATACTGCGAAGCAAATATTTGTGTTCCGCTAGTCATTACAGCACCAATACTTCAATGATATTGCCAGTTCGTGTTCCGGTCGATTCTAGAGCAACCGCAAACACATTGGCATAATTACCGTGGGCTGCCATAGCTGTACCGCTTGGACCAGCTATCAGTCTATCGCCTTTTGTTACCGAACCGTATGCCTTACATGGAACCCTGCCTTTGAGAGCAACATATATTCCACCTTCGAGATCTTTGTTCATCATAAAAGCAGGATCTGCACTAACAACTCCTATAGCACGAGTATTAACATCGCCGGCTGTAACTTCTTTTTCTCCACCTATTATCATCACTGTTCCTGCTTCGTATTCTTTGTCAGCAAGATATTTTTCAGCTAAATCTGCATAACGAGCAGCTGTGGCTGTGCCATTAAAAATATTTGCGGTGATGTTACCGCTGACATCTCTGGCTGCTATACTGTAAGCTGTGGCTGTGATTCTTGCAGTTCTATATTGAGTGCTGGCTGTGCCATCCGCCCACGTAGGATCAATTCTTGCGTTGGTTCTATCGATGAACGTTCTATCAGCGTTGTCTGCTATACCTACAAATTGATTGGCTAATATATCGCCGTTGGAGTTTCGCACAGCTATTGTCGAAATTGCTAAACCAGGTATAACAGCACTCGGATCTAAATTGTTTAGTTTACTGGCATTTACCGCTGTTGACGCAGACCCAGTAACTGACCCAGTAAGAGTACCAATAATATTAGCACCGGCAAATCCTATTTCTTTCGTCGTAGCGTTTATCAGAACTGTACTGTCATTAGCTAACACATTACCTGTATGAACTCCTGTGGTGTTTCCGGTCACTGCTCCGGTTAATGCACCGGTGAATGCTGTAGAAAAAACATTGCTCCACCGCTTTGTAGTTGATCCTAATGTGTATGCATTAGAGATACCAGGTTCTACGCCTGTGCGTTTTATAATCGCAATATCTCTCTCATCGATAACATCGTCTACTGTGATCCTAAATGTTATATCATTGCCTAAACGATTTTCTACAATCACATCAGTACCGTTTTCAACCCTGACTCTGAGATCGTTGCCATCGCCCAATTGAAATCCAGGATCACCAAAATTCACTTCAGAAATAAATGCACTTTCACCTGTTTTAATATATTGATCAGCGGTGAACCCGCCTAGCTTGGTAGCATTGCTTGCGGTGCCCCAAAAGGTAAAATCATCCGTAGAAACACCAGTCTGTGATTTTACTAATGTTACACCTTTCTTAATCACTGTGAAATCGTCAATGGGGTTTTTACTAGTGTCGAGAGTAAAAGCAGTCTTGCTGATCACAGCTATGGTTTTGTTGTCTGCTATGACTTTAAGTATAGTATGAGGACCTTCTGCAGTAGCCAATGTTCCATATACCACTGCCGGACTAATAATTGATGTGCCTAGATCGGGACTAGCTATAGGACCAATGAGTGTGAAATCATTCCCGGTGTAGGTATACAACTGTTTAGCCGCTGTGTCCCACCAAAAATCACCGATAGATAATCCACTAGGTGCTGATGCGCTGGCTTCAGCACCACCGGCTGTTTTAAACTTAGCGCCATCATAAAATTTTAGTTTTTTAATTGATGTATCAAACCAAATTTGTCCGGTTATGGCTTTTGGTGGTGCTGTTGTATTGGCAAAATTTTCCAATAGGTGCACAAAATTTTCATTCTGCACTTCGCCGTAACCTGCGTAATTTTTACCTACTAGCCTTAGGTCGGTATTGGTGTCGATGGTGCCGTCGGCTACAGACGTTAAAAATACACCGTTAAATTTGTTGACTTCATATGCCATGTTAGTAAGAACCTCTGCTATGTTTTATATTTATCTATTCAAATACTATTAGTTTCTTCCAACTAAAACTTCAATAATTCCTTCAGTTCCGTCAAAATTTTCTAAAGATTTACCTATTATATTACCAAACTTCGGTTGATTAGTTGCTTTAGCAAACCCGTTACCGGCGCTGACTAACATATCACCTTTATTAATTTTTCCTGTAACTTTACACGGAACTCGCCCTTGCAATGCTACAGCAACTACATTGTTGCCTGCACACGAGGAATTCATTAAATACGCAGGATTAGTAGAAACAACACCAGCAATTTTATTAGTTTCTGGGTGAGCTAAAGTAACTTCATATTCTCCGCCAATTTCCAAAACTGTGCCAGGTTCATATTCTCTGTCAGCTACATAATTTTCTGCTAGATCCGCATACTGAGCAGTTGTTGCTGTTCCTCTAAATAACCCGGTGGTAAAAATATCATTACTACCTGTATCTAAAACTTTGTTTAAAACCCACTTGTTACCAATGCTTGAATACATAACCGAAGCGCCAGACCCATTAATAAATATACCAGCACCGTTAGCTTCAGCTGCTGTAGCTGCTCCGCTGGCCAATGTTATTAATTTGTCTTCGATTGTAAGTTCTGTAGAATTGACTGCTGTTACATTTCCTTGAACTGTTAAATTTCCAGTTACAATTAAATTGCCGTTAGCTGTTATATCATTACCAGGGTCTGCCGACGTTATGCTATTAACTTCAACATTAGTGCCCTTGAAATATGTTGCATACACATTCTTAAATTTATGACCTGGAATACCTAAATTTGATGTATTATCAGAAATAATTGCAGGCTCGTTAGGACCGCCTAAAGACAATGATTCCGGAGCATCTATAAACGATAACTCGGGTCCTATTCCTAACATATCAAATTTTAATTTTCCGCTAGTAGATCTTATCGTAGGACCACTCGAATGAACAAACAACCTCAGTTGATTTCCACTGCCTAACAATATTCCAGTGTCACTGACATTCAACGAACTCAGTGTTCCTAGCTGTGTGAGTCCACTCAGTGTCACAGAATTATTAAGACTGCTTCCCGTCAAGGTTGCAGCATCAGCTGTGACTGTGATATTGTTAGAACCATCAAAATTCACACCATTAATAGTTCTAGCAGTAGCTAATCTAGTAGCAGTGTTTGCATTTCCGGACAACTGTTCACCAATAAATTGGGTGGCCTGAACTATGTTAAATGTGCTGGTTCCGCTGGTTGCTGTGACATTTCCGGTAAGGTTGCCAACGAAATCTGCTGTAATGATACCTGCTGAAAACCCGCCCTGTGAATTTCTGGCAACTATCTTGCCTATAAGATTGGCAGACGATGCGTCTACGTTCCATGTTCTTTCCACCGCACCATTGAAATCTGATCCTACAATATAATCACCTTTTTTCAATGTATTGGTAGTATTTGCTGTGATTGTGATATTTGACGCAGCTGTAAATGGTACTCCATTGATTAGTCTAGGTGTTGATAACTGATCAGCTGTGGCAGCATTGCCGGTTACACTGCCATTGATCTTGGCTGTGCTAGAAAGATTGATTCCCACCAATAGACTGTTGCCGAACCCCTCAACTTGATTGTTTGTGTTGATAGTAAAAGCTGCCGCAGTGCAGATAGCAAATATCACGCCATTGGTTTCTAAGAATATCACTGGACGAGGATTACCGGTATTGTCGTCCAGTGTTCCTGATCTTGCTTTGGTAGATCCAAATCCTTCTACGGCCTCTGGACCTATCAATCTCCATGATGTACCGGTATATGTAAACAATTGATTGATAGGAGTCTTGAACCATAACGATCCCGGGCTAGCACTGGATGGCACTGTTGCACTCACAATAGCAGATCCTATAGGATTCCATTGTGTGCCATCATAGGCATGAGCTATGTCGTTTGTGGTATTAAACCATATCTGTCCAGTCAACGGTCTTGATGGAGGAGCTGTATTAGCAAAATTTTCTAAGAGAAACACAAAATTTTCATTCTGTATTTCGCCATAGCCTACATAGTTTCTACCAACCAATCCTAGACTAGTAGTAGTATCAATGGTGCCATCTTGCAACACCACTAATTGTTCCTTGTTGAACTTGTTTATTACATAGGCCATTTATGCCGCTCCTGATTCATTATGGAGGTAGTGGTAGATCCGACTGCCATGTCCACACTCCTCCGATTATTCGAAATACTTTGATAATTCTTGTTACCGAGACACTTGCCGCAGCTATAGTTGCTGTGGGGAAACTAATGTTTGTGATTGCTTGGCTGCTGGCTCCACCAAGATTGGTTAAAAATGCTGCTGTGGAAATTGACGGTGGCAATGAATTTATACTTAAAGATTGAGCGTTATTGCTTATCAAATTACATAAAATTCTAGCATATGTGAATGCTCTATACTCGCTCACAGGAGCAAGATTATTCAATATGTTTGTAATAATATATGTATTAGATTTGCCATCGGATAAATCAATAGTAAAAATCACAGGTCTTGATTCCACCCTGTTATCTGTATACTCTTTGGTGGCAGCATCTTGAGCTGCCACAGGATCTTGCATGCCGGTGATTCTTGGAGACCCGATCAATGCAACATTTCCTGAGCCGTCTGGTTCTAACTCAATATCAAAATTCGTACTCACCGTGCTGATTCTGTGATTTTCCAGTCTCATCTGAGTGACTGCAGGAGCACCCGGACCTATGTTAACTACAGTCTGTGTACCAAAGGAACTAACTCCTGGAATACTTGTAATAGCCGAACCCAGACTGTTGCCATCTATTACCTTAGTTCCGCCAATATATACTGCTCGTCCTGCGGCTAAATTCAGTGTCTCGGATATATCAAGCCAATTACTACTGTTGTTGTAAGTTATAGTTTTATCTGTAGACGCTTTGATTGTGATACCTGCACCATCGGCCGTGATGTTTGTAGGACTAACCACATTAGCTATAACAATATTTTTGTCTTCTATCGCCACTGTTGTGGTATTAATAGTTGTAGTCGTTCCTTCGACTGTGAGATTACCATTGACTATTAGATCGCCGCCGGCGACCACTGTGCTGTTGGTAAATCCAGAATATAGATCGATGTTTCTTGTTGCTGCATTAATCGTGATAGCTGCTTCTTGTGTAATACCCTTTCGAACACTCAACTGAATATTCCTATCAGTTGCAGCATTGCTTATCAATACATCTCCTGCACTTACAAATAGATTTGCCTGACCTGCTGAACCTACTGTGATACCTAAATCACTAGTAATCTGCAGTTGCCCGTTTATGCTATTAGAAGTGTCAGTTCTAACATAGGTGGTTGCCGGAGCTCCGCCTAAACTATCGCTGTTTATACAAGTCGCACGTATTTTAAAATTAGATAATGTGCCTGCATTGAAACCAGGTTCTATATTGCCATTAAATCCTATGATTCCTACTTTGGGTGTAAAACTGTCTTTGGAAAAAATTCCCAGTAACACACCATTATTATAAAGACTAGTTACTACCCTAGTTTGATTTAGTGTATCTAAAATAGTATCTACTCTCAGTCCGCTAAGACCTTGCACACTACTATACGCCGGTGCAAGTAACACCGCTGTAACCCCATCAAAAAAGTATAGTTGTTTTCCGATATCGTCATACCAAAGGTCACCGGTGGCCAGTGTGCTTGGTTGGGAGCTCGATACCGTAGCCGAACTTACCGGAACAAAAGTAATACCGTTGTAAACTTTTAATTTTGACTGGCTAGCGTCAAACCATATTTGACCTTTAATGGGGTGTATGGGGGCTGTATTACTAGAAAAATGCTCTAGCAATTTAATAAGATTCTCGTTAAATGCTTCGCCGAAACCGCTGAAATTCTTTCCTATAAGAGTGATATCAGTGGAAAGATCGTCGATCTGGCCGTCTGCTACAGTTGCTACAATTGTGCCGTCAGTTTTGTTTATTTGATATGCCATGTTTTACTCTGTTAGAAAGCTGGTGGTCCAGATCTTATAATATAATTCATTGCCAAGAAAGGATTCATTAAACCTACTGGTGTTGCTAGTGTTACTCCCACGGCTTTTTTTACTCCGCCGCTGTCTTTGAGATATTGTGCTTGACCTGGGGCTGTTGGGCCAGGTCCGGAAGTGGCTAACGGATCGAGTGTTGTTGTAAGTGCAACTGCAGAATAGTCTTGAGTGGGAGTTGACAGTGTATGACTGTGTTCTGGTAGGTTCGGCAATGTCAACGCTACAGAACTTTGTCCTGCTGACCCCCCAAGTATTGTGGCCTGCACATCCGGAACTCGGCCTGCAACGCCGCCGCCAGCATCTACATAAGGACCTGCAATAGTCGGCACGGTGCCAGCATTATCCATATTATCCTTACCAAGTGCAAATCTACCTCTAAGATCAGGTAATCTAAATGTGTTTACTCCTAGTAATGGTGTGGCTCCATTATATACATTGCCGATCACATCAAACAGATCTGTAAACTTTACCCTTTCAATTTCTGAACCGTCACAAAACAAGTAACCATCAGGAGCAGTAATACCTGCATACGGCAGAATAGCTCCTATCGGCACTGCTAGATCACCAAGAAACACTTCTCTGGTTTGTTTAAGAAGACCAGAACTAGCTAGAGTGCTTTCACTAGGTCTGTAGGTTAAAATAAAATCGCCTTTTTTGCCACGATTAGGCACCGGAGTTTCTTTACCTGCAATAATATTTGCTGTGAGTGTGGCATTAAGAATTTTAGTAGAACTGCCTACTTGCCCGTCAAATTGCACAGCCGGTGAAATCACATCACCTGCTAATTGAAAACTAGTAATTGTGCTGAGAGATGTCGCAGTGTTAGCATTGCCACTGATGTTTCCATCAAGCACTCCTTGTATAGTATCTGCGATGATTGTTTTGGCACGTATATTATTGAAGCGTCTTGTTGCAGTGCCTATATCATATGTGTTTGTAATTTTTGGTACTATAAACGCAGTTTGCAGTGGACCGGTAACATCGATGCCGTCGCCGACAATTATGTTTTTTGCAACTGCAATTCCACCTTGAGTAACAATACTGCCGTTATTTAAATTGGTGCTGGCTAAGCTACTGGTAGTAAAAAAAGAACCTGTGATTTTTGCATTGCCTTGAATGTCTAACGCTTCTAGTGGATTGCTTTGATTTATACCAACTTTGTTGTCAACAATTCTTAAAACCGTTGCTGGAATACCGTTGCGATTTGTCTGTAGATCTATAGAACTGCCTGCAGCAGAGTTATAGATATTACTAGATGTTGTTGTAGCTGATAACTTGAATGTCTCATCAGCACCTATAGAGATACCGTTATTGTTTTTGATCTTTATTTCAAAATTAGTGGTGTTGATGGTATCTGATCTAAGGAATGTTCCCGCAGCTTTTTCTACTCCCCCTACTAACAATGCTTGAGCATTTCTTGCTGTGCCATTTAGCACAGGTAAAAATCCCCCTACAAAATTTGCAATTTCACCTGACGTTGCAGGAGCACTGATGTTGATGCCTGATTTTATCAGAGCAAATCCAGTGATCAAAGTCTTCGGTGTAAAACTGTCTTTGGAAAAAATAATTACAGGAATATCTGCAATATAAAATGTTAAAATAAATCTATCTAAGTTATCAGAATCTGATATTTTTTCTATAACCGGTCCATATCTCAAGCCACCAACTGAACTCTCAACCGGCCCAACTAATATCCATCGTGTGCCTGTGAATATCCGTAGTTGTTGATTGGTAGTGTCTACCCATAATTCTCCTACTTTACTAGTTTCTACTGAAGGTTGACTAACTCCTTTTTGTATTCCGGATGCTGCTTTCCATGCAGTATTATCCCATATTTTTAGGGTTTGTGTTCCACTTGTACTATCATACCAAAGCTGTCCTTCTACAGGGTTAACTGGTTGACTAGTAGATGCAAAATTTTCTAGCAGTGATAAAAAATTCTCTGCGATAATCTGACCGTATCCTGTGACATTTCTACCAGGAAATGTCAAACTGGTATCTGTGCTGGATGTATTATCAAACACTGTGATTGGACTTTTATTTTCTTTGTCTGTGAAATTAAC